ACGCGTAATATTCTTTAAAATGTTTAATACGATCAGCTAAACCAATAGTACCTCCATTTACACGTTTTGTTACTAAAGTTACAGTAGCATCATCTGCTCCTTTATCACAAATACTCCAAAGCCCATTTTTGGTGAATGTATTTTTAGATTTTATATTTTCAAGATTAGGTCCATATAAACTATTTTGAAGAGCAGTTAAATTAGCAGCTACAGCCGTTCCCGCAGCGTTTATAGAAACTATAGGTCCACCAGCTATTGGAATAGAAACTGCTGTACTACAAGCATTTGCTAAAGTACTAAGATTACTTATTAATTGATTAAGTAAATTAACTGTTTCATTACCTAATAATACAGGTTCTGTTGCGTTTTTATCACTTAAATATACTTTAGGTGATTGTATTATAGTTTCAGGAGAATCTATATTTACACTTTCAGCAGCATTTAAGTTAACTGATTTTTTAGATGTTAATAATATGTGATCTTCAAAACTATTAATTACTACTCTTCCAGAATTTATAATAATTTGGTTTGAAGAATATTCTTTAGGAGTTGTAGGTGGGTTTTGTTTATAACTTCCATAAGTAACACTTGATGCTTCTAAAGGAATTTTTTGGGTAGTACCAAAATAAACAGAACCTGAATCTAGATTAATGTTTTCAACAATTGGGTACCATGCTTCTTTTTGGTCATTATATTGTCCATTTCTAATAATTAGAATAGGATCTCCGTCAGTACCTGTTGACGACCAATCATTATTTCTATCTTTAACAGTAGAACCAAAACGTATAGATTGACCCCAACGACCTTCATAAATTACATCTCCTTCATAAGGTTGTAAATTTTTAATATTTGCTCGTTCTTTAAAAGTTTCACCTAAAGTTATATCTTGAACTCCATCAGTTACTTTTACTCTTGAACCTGCTTCAACTTGTTGATTTGTTTTTTGTTCAGAAGAAGTTTTTGTTGTACTTGTATTAGGATCAGGTAAAGCATTATTATGGACACTATTCCATAAATTTACAGGTTGAAAATAATAAGGTATAACTGTATTTTTATTTATAAAATCTGGATCTTGTAAATCTACACTAGGCATTCCCATTACATAAACGATTTCATTTATTAAAGGGATATTTCTTAAATTACTAAATAAAGGTTGAGCAAAAGTATAATTGGAAAATTCATCAACTTTTGTATCTGCGGGGGTTGGGCGAGTTATAGAATCAAATAAAATTCCACCTAAAGAATATTGACCACCATATTTTTTGTATAATTCAGGATATTCTATCTCTATTTGTTTTAAATCAAGAAAAACAAATTTTACCCTAACGGCTTTAATTTCAAAAGCTTTTATACTATTATTCCTAGTTAAAAAGGAATTAATATTAGCACCTAAACCATACTTTAAATCAGGCATTATTTTTTATCTCCAAGATTTTTAGCTAAATCAAATAATTGAGCTTTTTCTTCTTCAGAAAAGGCCAATTCATTAGATCCAGTTTGAGCTTGTACTTGCAAAGCACGCTGAACAATTGTAGCCATTTTAATTAATTGTTCATCATTTTTAATTCCAATTTCCATGTACTCTTTAATTAAAGGTACAACCAGAGTAGCATCACCTATATCATTAATAAGTGGTTTTAGTTCTCCAATTAAGGCAGAAATTTGAGTTTCTTTTTTCTTTTGATTCTCATAAATTTCCTCTAAAATATCGGAGAATTTTTTCTTTTTAAATATTACTTGATCTAGACTCATAAAAATTTTGATTATAAATATTTAAATCAAAACTTTGTATATCCATGTTCTAAATAAAATATGTATCCTTCTTTAAAAACATCGTAAAGCTGATTAGCTATTTTTGTAATTTTTGGCGTTTTTACATCCACTTGTTCACGAATATAAATGTAAAGAGCTTTTTTATTAAATACATCTAAATATTCTCTTTTTCTAAATAATTCTAAAATTGCATCTGCTATTTGAGCATCATATTCTTTAGGAAAAATTTCAAAAATATGTTCAGTACAATGTTTAGTAAAAGCATCTATATACGCAGATAAACGTTCTATTTGTTGATTATCTTCTAATTCATATGAATGATTTTCATCTTCTTCTAAAATGTCTATAGACGAAGTATCAACACGTTTTTTATAATTTTTCTGGTTTGATAAAATTAAATAACGTTTAGCAATAGTACCAAAATAAGAATATGCTTTAGCACCTTTTGTTTGGTCATAAAGATGCATTTTGGAAATTAAAAAGGAAATAACTTCAAATTGTAAATCTTCAATATTGTTTACTTCAGTATAATAAAATTTAAAGGTATGAATAATATTCTCAGTTAATTTGAAGAAACCATAATGAATTTTTTCATGATAGATTTTATTTTTTTCTTCAAAGGTAGCAGCATTATTATATGCTACAATTGCATTTTCTGTTTCTTGAGTAAAATATTGTACTCCCTTCTTCTTTTTTTCTATGGTTAATTCCATTATGTAAGTTCCTTAATAATAAAGGCATTTAATATACTTTGAATAGTTTTAATTTGTTCAAATATAAACCCTACTTCATCATCGGATTTAAACGCTCCTCTTTGATCTACTTCATTTAATTTTTTATCGGATGCTTCTATAATATCTGAAATTTTATTTAAATAAGCTAAATAAGACATCAAGATTACTTGTTGTTTTTCTAGTTCATCCTCTTGTTTTTCGTTTTTACGTAAGAGGTTAAAGGTCGTATATCCTAAGACTACGACCGTTATTGAAAGAAGTACAATTGTTAATATCATAAATTATCTAATAGGTTTTTTAATCCCTCACTTTTTATAGTATTTAAAGCTTTTGCTTTAGTACCTGAGGTAGCGGGAGATGATTTTTTATTACTGTCCAATGTAAATACTTTCTTTTGGGAAGCCAAGTTACCCTGGAGTTTTGGTAACCATTCTCTTTCAAATTCAATTCTAGCAGCCATTAAATCGGCCTGGTGGAGAATATATGGAAGAGAAGTGCGTGGTTTTTGTTCGGGCATATAAGTAGCTAAATATTTTTTATTTGCTTCATCATATAAACCATCATGGGTTTGGATAGCTACCATTTCATTAAAGGTATACTGGATATTATGGGATTGTAACATAAATAATCCTCTATCAGGGACAGATGCGAATGGAACTTTAGTATTAAACATATAATCTTCCCCTAATTTTTCACGTCTCCAATTATCGGTTTGAGGAATATAGGAATCTTGTGTTTCATCCCCCATTTTACCCAGGTCATGATTAAGAGCAGAAAATACTAATTCTTCTTTAGTATAAGTAGTAGTATCAGCACCCATAATAGCCCATAATTCATGAAGGTGTAGAGCACAAGTAATTACACGATTAACATGTTCAACATAACCTCCAGGAAAAGCATTGTGATATTCTTTTTTATGAGCAGCAGGCATCAACATTAGACGCTCACTATATTTTTCATAAAATTCTAATACTTTAGTTTTACGAGGTTCCGAAATATGATCCTCAATAAAACCAATTAAACGTAACCAATTTTTAGAAATTTCTTCAGCAGTAAGATTCATATATTAATATGTGTTAATCTCATTATGACCTAAAGGTTCTTGTTGAATAAATGCTTTAGCATCGTTAATATTATCCCTCATTTCTTGGATAACTTCATCTACAACCGTCCAATTACCTTGTCGCAACGCTAATTGTAATTTCTCAATACACCCCTCTACTCTTTCCATTCGTCTCATTATTATTTCTCTGTTTTTCATATTTTTTTCTTTTCCCGTAATTGGAATATAATATTGGGGGTAAAAACCTCCAAGCTTAAGTTAAAAGAAGTTTTACAAATTTTAAATTTTTCTTAAGATGAGCACATTTTTCATATTCTTCGTGTTCCTGAAAGTAATTTATTGATAATTCTAGGGCAGTTTTTAAATAATCATCCGAAAAATGATATAGAGCTTCTTGGTGTTTTTTATCCTCAGGATTAATTTTTTTAATATAATCCCAAGCTTTAGTAAATACTACATATTCTCCTGCTCTATCAATATCTACTTGATCTAACCCCTCATCTAATTGTTCAAAAAATTTTAATATTTGAGTATTAAATATATTATGATTATAAATAAGTTTTTTAAACATTCCAACCCAGTATAAAGGATGTTTTTTATAGTTTTCTATAAGTTTATCATACTCCTCCTTGGCAACGAATTTTTCATTACCTTCAGGTTGTTCAAATAAACTAAAAATTTTATTTACATCCATACCCCAATACATATAGGCGCCATAAACTTTTATATAGCGCCTATATTAAATTATTTTGCGAAAGTCGCAAAGTATGTCGAAGATTCAAAAATTACGCTAATAACGCGTAATATTCTTTAAAATGTTTAATACGATCAGCTAAACCAATAGTACCTCCATTTACACGTTTTGTTACTAAAGTTACAGTAGCATCATCTGCTCCTTTATCACAAATACTCCAAAG